GAGCAGAGCTATTCCCTTCAGCAGGATCATTACCAGCACTATCAAGAACCTTTTTGACTTCAGTATAACCTCCATTAGGTCTTTCAGCAGAAGGCTCTTGACCTTTTTGAAAACCAACTTCGATCATTCCCTTAGCACCGCGCAAAGCTGCACCTTGATCTTCCCAACGCACTTGGAAACGTCCAACGGCGCGACAAAGTGCAGATAATTGACCCTGAGCAATATTTACAGCTTGCTCAGATTTATTCCACATATTGTAACGCATAACTGCGACGCCAGCAGGTGTAGTAAACTCTACCATAAAAAAGCCGCCGTCTTTATTTTTATTTTCTTCAATCGACGTATCAGTAATATCAAATGGAAAACGCCCAACAGGATGATTTGTACCTGCTGATTGTTTTGGTTCAAATTGATTAGCGTCGAAAGTACCAGTCATTTGGATTGACATTATTAGTTCCATCCTTCAGCTTCAGGAACATTGTTATTAGTATCAACTTGCTCAGTTTCAATATTAGGCTTGCCAGCTTGAATAGCTAGCAAACGCTTTGAAAGATAATTAAAGCGGTCTACTAAATTTTCGTCTAAAGCTAGACGACTATGTAAATGTCTAGCTATAAGTTCACAATTACGAATTAAAGCAGCTTCAATTTCATCTAAAGTCAGCTTTACTTGGTGCTTATCGTTGCTCATTATCCTAAAGCCTTTTCTAATTTAGATACACGCTGAGAAAGCTGCTTAATAGCTTCGCTCATTTGTGTAAGGTTCATTTTATAAGGGCCTACCTTTTGACCCGGCTTGCGACCACGCTTTTCAATCTTCTTTTTAGCTGGCATTTTAAGTTTCCTTATTGGCTGTCATTGAAAAATTGAAGAATTTTGTAGCAGCCTCTACAATTTCTTCAGGAGATAAATGAATAAGATTTCCGTCACTAGTAATTTTACGCAATTCTGATGCAATTGCTATACAATCGTAACGTAATCCGATTTGTTTTTCTAAATCATCCTTCATTGCATTGCCTTTCTTACAATATCAGAGAAGTTAGGAGGCTCATAATCAGCTAGCATACCTGTACGATTGCGAGCCATAATATCATAACTTCCGTTACATCTGAAAGCTAGCTGCTCTCCAACTACTCCCGGTATATTAGCTTTAGCTAAATATAAAATAGCGTCATACTGACCGGGAGCAGAAGCGGGTAAAACTTTTCCGGGAAAATAAGGACGGCGGTAACTTGCGCCGTTTAAATCCAAAACCTCCTCTTTGCAAATAAGGTACATATGTTTATTTTTGTAATAATATAAATCTAAAAGATGCTTCCAAACTTTTTCAGCCATATCACCATAAAGCTGCATACCATGCTTGATACCGCGTTTTTTTCCATCTTCTAGGTACATATCGCACATGAAAGAAACGCTATCTATAGCAAGCGTATCAAATTGATTTGCTTCTTTTGAATTTAAAAACCATTTAAAAAATTCTTCAATTTTAGCTACAGTGTCCGCTTGATATGTGGGTACTTGAGAGCCACGCATAGAAAGTAAACCCGGCTCACAAGCTAAAAGTAAAGGACGCGGCGCGGTTTGCACTAAAGGAGTTTTGCCAGTTCCTGCTGCACCATATATGATAGCTTTAAACCCATAAGAAGTAGCAAATTCATGGGCCATTCTAAGGTCACGCTGATCCACTTATAACCTCAACGGTTCGGAAATTAAAATTAAAGACTTCTTTGGTTTTCTCATTTTAGCTTTAGTATCTTCTGAATGTCTAAACCCTAATGCCCATTTGTTTCCTAAATGAGCTTTGCTTATTTTTCTTTTAGTTTCCTCAGAATGCTTTTTACCTTTGTTTCCATAAGAGATTTTATTTCTATGCTCAAGAGAAAGAGATTTTCCTAACTTTAGATTTCTTTGTAATTGTTTAGTTTTAATTGATCGTTTTATTCCTAAACTGCTACCTGCAATTAAAGCAATATTATACTCAGGCTTTAACGTATTAATATAAAATTGTTCACGTTCAATTAATTTTTCTTTCTCACAATATTCTAATACGTGAAAAGTAAAATCATTTTCTCCATATTTATTCCATGCGCGTTGAAGTTTAGAATTTCTATGAGCATTTCTTTTTAAATCTTTTATATGCCATGACCAACGATTTTTAAAATTAACCGCACTACCAACATAGATTTTGTTAGTAATGCAATTTACTATTTTGTATATACCACTTTTAACCATTTTATTTTTTAACGCGAGGCTCTTTAATTTCAAGACTTGGAGCAGCTTCCTTAATTTCTAGCATTTCGTTAACAACATTTAGAACATCGTTAGCGAACTTACTTCCCTTTGCAGCATCGTCTTGAAGGGTGCGGTATTCAGTAAGAAGAAATGAAGGTTTCCAGCTTACAAGACGCTCAGCAATAAATTTACCCTCGTTACCAAGGCTCTCAATTTTATTAAGACATTTTTCTACAGTATCGTTATCAAGCAAATTGTAATTATACTTAATACCTGCTTTAAGCTGATAACCGTTGCCAAGGTCTTTAGTATTCATGCCTTCTTCTGGCTTAGGAAATTCGCGAGATACAACGTATTTACGAAATTCTAATTCAGCGTCTTTCGCCGCAGACAATGCGTCTTTAAGCGATTGCCAATGCATCAAGCATTGATCGTTCGTCCAATTATCCCATGGGGTAGAAGGAACAGGATTTTCCATTTTTTATTTCCAATTTTGAGCAGCAGCGGTCTTAGGCGCAAATTGATCTAAAACTTGCTGAGACTTTGTAGTAGGTACTAGCTTTAATCCGCTAGCTGCTTCTGCGATTTGACTTTCAATTTGAGCAGCAGCTTCTTCATCAATACTACCCTTAGCATTATTAAACTTGCCAGCACGATCAAAAAGAATAGCAAGTTTAATATCAATCAAATCCATGAACGCATGATCTTCCTGATTGAAATTTGTAATCCCAAGCGTTTCATGAATAGCCTTGAGATAAACTGCAATCATTTCTGTACGCAAATAAGAATACAAAACGCGGTCTTTTTCTTCCAAGGCATTTAAAACTTCGCGAATATCAGGCATTGTAATTATTCTCCAAATTTAACAGTAACAATAATGTTTTGAGGAATTGGATTAGGAAGCGATGACTTCATAACATAAATAGAAGTTACGCCAGCTTCGTTAGAAATAGCATCATAACGTACAGAATGCTTTTTCTCAGAATTGATTTTCATTGGGACTTCAATTTGCATTTATCATTTCCATTTTAAATACGATTAAGGGAGCATGGGGTTTTCAAGTCTTGCTCCCTTAATCTTTTGGGGATGCGAGTTTGAAGCTCCTTTGCTAACAAGCTGCGTCGTTTACAGCGTCGAAAAGCTAGACCGCTAAAAAATAAAATGCAAGCACAAAATAACTTGCTTAGAAAAAATATTTTGATACTCTCCCTAGCCATTCGTCAGTTTTTACCCACAATTCATTGAATAAATGAACAAAAATCAAAAACTCAAACCTTTTCCATCTAAACTTCACGCCAAAGTAAAGCGTCTAATTCAAGATGCTCCTAGAAGCATGTCTTATATAGACATGGCTAAAGGTACTGGTTTATCTGAAGTCTGGATTGGTATGTTAGCTAATAATAAAATAGATCATCCGAGCGCAGGACGTTTAGAAGCTCTTTATAACTTTTTGTCAGATACGCCTTTTGAAATTTAAAATGACATTTAATCCTGCTGCTATAAATTTTAATAACATACCGTCAGAAATGCTACAATATCCGAATTGGGTTTGTTGGCGTTATGTTGATATTGAAAATTCTAATAAGAAAACTAAAGTTCCTTTTCATCCTACAGGATTTAAAGCCAGTGTTAACGATCCTAAAACATGGTCTACCTTCAACGATTGTTTTAATGCTTTTAGTTTTGGTGGTTGGGATGGTTTGGGTTTTATGTTTAGTCATAGCCCTTATACTGGCATTGATTTGGATGATCCTCAATATTTGGCAGATG